CCATCTTTGGCGACTTTTCCGAGAAGGCGATTGCCGACGGCATCCAAAAGCTGCACACCCAGAGCGCCAGCACGCTACGCCAGCAGTTGAAGGACGAGTTGATGAAGGAAGTCCGCGACGAGTTGAAAGCCAACCTCGCCCCCTTCCAGCAGCAGCAAGCCCTGACCGCTACCGAAGCGCACTACAACGCGATTCTGCAAAAGCACCCGGATGCCAATTCCATTGCCGAGAGCAAGGAGCTGGCCGACTGGATCGCATCACAACCGAGCTTTGCCCGCGCTGGCTACCAAGCCGTCCTGGAAAAAGGCTCAACCGCTGATGTGGTGGAGTTTTTCGACACGTTCAAGGCCGCTACTGGAAAGACGACCCAGCAAACCACGACTGTCCCGGCAGACGTGGCAGCCGCAGCGAAAGCTGCACTTGCCAAAGCCAAGGCGGTTGTGCCCACCAGCTTGTCGGAGATCCCGGCTGGCTCGAAGGCGCACCACGACGAGGCCCAAGCATTGATGGAAATGAGTGATAGCAGCGTGATGGGCAACTTCATGGGCAAGTCCCCTGAACAAATCCGCGCATTGCTTGACAGGGCTCTTTGAGCTTGTTGTTTTTTGAATCGGCACCGCTGTGAAGCGGCGCCCCATCCCACACGAAGGAGTTAGCTATGGCTACGAATATCCCCTACGGTTCTCCGCTTGCCAACAGGCTGCAGAGCGCCGGCCTTTTCTCTGCGAACACGCAACGCAACACCACGATCAACCGTCTGGCTGGCAAGTTCCCCCAGCAGCCGGAAACCGAAGCCGCCATTCGCCAGCAAACCAGCACGAACATGCCCATCGTTCGCTGCATGGACTTGCAGAAGATGGCGGGCGATGAAGTGACCTTCGACCTGGTGAACCACATGGGCGGCAAGCCGATCATGGGTTCGCGCAACGCGGAAGGCTACGGCAAGGCTATGTCGTTCTCGCAAGACCGGCTGCGCATCAACCAGGCGCGCTACCCGATCAGCGCTGGTGACACGATGACCCAGCAACGCACTCCCCACGAGCTGCGCAAGCTGGCCCGCACGTTGGGTGAGGCCTACATGAACCGCCTGCAGGATCAGCTCGCGCTGGTGCACATGGCCGGTGCGCGCGGCACGCACAACAACATCGAATGGGCTGTGCCACTGGCGTCCGACCCTGACTTCGCCGACATCCTGGTGAACCCGGTGCGCGCACCCTCCAAGAACCGCCACTTCCTGAGCACTGGCACTGGCCTGGAGCGCGTGGTGGCTGGCGGCAACGAAATCAGCATCGCAACGACCGACCTGTTCACCGCTGACGTGGTGGATGCCCTGCGTTCTCAGCTGGATTCCATGCCTCTGCCACCTCCCGCCGTGGAGTTCGATGGCGACAAGCTGGCTGCTGACGCTCCCCTGCGTGTGCTGCTGTGCTCTGCCGAGCAGTTCTCTGCCTTCACGCAGACGCCCGGCTACCGCACCTACCTGTCCAACGCCATCGCGCGCGGCCAGCAAGCAGGTAATCACCCCCTGTTCATGGGCGGTGAAACGGCGCTGTGGAACGGCATCCTGATGGTGAAGATGCCAAAGCCCATCCGCTTCTACGCTGGCGACGCCATCAACTGGTGCGGCTCCTACACCAGCGAAACGGAAACCACGACCGACCTGGTGCCTGCCGCATTTGGCACGACCCACGCTGTTGACCGTGCGATTTTGCTGGGTGGACAAGCGCTGGCCGAAGCCTGGGGCAAGCACCGCAAGACCGGCAATCCGTTCTTCTGGAGCGAGAAAGAGCTGGACCACGACGACAAGCTGGAACTGCTGGTGGGCGCGATCAATGGCCGCTCGAAGATCCGCTTCGAGGTTGACCACGGCGACACCAAGCAGATCACCGACCACGGCATCATGGTCATCGACACTGCTGTGAAGCTGGGCGTCGCTGGCTGATAGGGCTGGGCTGGAGCGATCCGGCCCGCTTTAACCTCACACATTCAGGAGTTCAAACATGGCTACCATCACCAAGAAGTTTCTCAACAACGAGAAGCAAGTCACGGGCACGCCTTACGGCACGTCCATCACCCTGCAGCTGTCCGTGGCGACCACCGCCACCGGTGCCGTCTCTGGCGCTGACTCCACCACCGCCGTTGCCATTGGCGACGTTGTGCGCGTGGGTATCGTGCGCGCTGGCATGCGCCTGGACGACGCCAAAGTGCTGGTCTCGACCGCCTGGACTGCCGCCGTCACCGCCAAGGTGGGCTTTGCCTACATCGACGGCGTGGACAGCACCGCAGTGCCACAAGACGACGACTACTTCGGCGCAGCTATCGCGCTGAACGCGGCTGGCCGCTACGTGGCGAACAACACCGCCGTGCGCCCAGTCATCCTGCCGAAAGACGCCTACATCATCCTGACCACGGCTGGCGCTGCGAATGCCAAGGTTTCGCAGACCGATGTGATGGTGGATGTGACAAACGTCGGCGTGGCCTGATGACAACGGGGGTTTCGGCCCCCCCACTCTGGAGAGATACATGGCAAGACCCAAGGCCGCAGAACCCGCACCCGCTGGGTTCTTGCCTGTCGAATACATCGGCAAACGCGCATCCCACACCGACTACGGCACCCGGATTTTCTGGGCTGCCGTGGGCGCGGTGCAGTTGGTGCCCGAAGCCATTGCCCGCAAGATGGTGTCCGTCAACCATGACGTGTACCGCCTGGCTGAGTACGGTGGCGAACCCACTCCAGCCGCGCAGGCCGCAAAGCCACAAGAAGACACCCAGCGCCAAGAGCTGGACATGGTTGTGCAGACCATGGGCAAGGAAGCGCTTGGGACGTATGCCAGCACGCACTACGGCCAGAGCCTGGACAAGCGACGCTCCGTCGAAACGATGCGGCAGGAAGTCATCCGCATGATCGACCAATACGGTGCACCATGAACCTCGAACAACTCACCCAGCAATTCCGCGTTGACGCGGGCGACCTGACCGAGCCCTACCTGTGGGAATCGGAATGGATTGCCGGGTGGTTCGCCGAGGCAGTATCTGAGGCTGCAATCCGTGGCCGCTTGCTGATGGAGGCGGACAACCCGCTTGTCTGTCAGATCGCCGTAGCAATTGGCCAGACCGTGTACCCGCTGCATGCCGCGCTGTACGAGCTGGTCAACATCCGGTTCAAGCCCACGGGCGCGACACGCTCGGAAGAGTTGTACCTCACCACCCGCGAGGAACTGGACAGGCTGCGCCCTGGCTGGCGCGACGACACGGGCCGGGTTGAGTTTGCCATCCAAGACGACACCCGCATCCGCTTGGTGCACGCCCCGGAGACCACGGGCACGCTGTACCTCGAAGGCTACCGCATCCCACTCAAGGCAATGGTGAACGACACCGACAAGCCTGAGATCAACGGGGCGCATCATCAGCACCTGGTTCACTGGGCGCTGCACCGCGCATTCAGTCGCCCTGATGCCGAAACGATTGACCCATCCCGAGCTGCACAGGCAGAAGCCCGGTTCACGGCGTATTTCGGGCCACGGCCAGACTCGGACTTGCGCCGGGCCACGCGGCACGATGACCCACAGACAACCAAAGTATTCTGGGCCTGAATCCCCCCCCTAGGGTTTCAGATTCAAGCGCCTGCCCGGCAAAGTGCAGGGTATGGACGTTACTGCCGTCATCCTTTCGTCAAAGCCCGTGACAACCACGATACCCGGTGTGGCTGTGGTATCACACGTCAGCACCTTCTCCGACGCCGCTGGGCTGCTGAATGCACGCATTGCTGCATTGGACAAGGTGCTGACCGAGCGGTTCTTCTTTTTGGACGACGACGACGTACTGCCAGACAACTACCTCGACGTGTTGGAGCGCTGCATAGACACGGGTGCGGCAGTGGCTTACACCAACGAGTTGATCCGCCTGGAGGACGGTACTGAGCGCGTGCGCAAATCCGGACCGTACTCGCAAAGCGCGCATTTCTCGGACTTCATGCTTATCCATCATCTGGCTGTGTGCCGTACCGACGCCGCGCGTCGGGCTGCCGCAGTCATCCCGCGAGGCACTTACGGTGCAGAGTCCCTGTTGTTCTTCCAGGCTGCCAAAGAGGGTGCGCAGTGGGTTGATGAAATCGGATACGTCTGGGTGCCCAAGAAAACTGGGCTCAGCAATCACCCAAGCTTGTTGATCGGCCACATCCAAAGCGCAACGTGGGCGAGTAGGAACCGGGCATGAACATTATCTGGTCGAAAAAATACTACCCTGAATCCCCTATCGGTGACACAGGCGTCGTAGGGGTGGGCGGATACAGTTCCGTGTCCGTACTGCAGACTGCTATCGACGGGTACGCTGGCGGCTCTGTGCTTTGGACAATTCTATTTGAGCCCATTTCTGGGTCACCGTACTACGACTACAGTACCTCGCCAGAGTCTTATGTGAGTCTGAACGACCCAGGTACAACTACCCTAACCGCCACGCTAGACGGCGCGCCCTGCGGGAACACGCTGCGATGTGTATCCACAGGTGGCGGCACCTTCCCAAATTACGGGTCAGCCGCGTGGGAGACCATCCCGAGCGCCTTTTGGACAAATCTCCGCAACGCTCAGGAGATTATTTAATGAGCGACATTCCTCTCCCAATCCTGGGCATCGACCTGCTGGCCGACGAGACGCAGCTTCGCGCGGGTGCCGTGCGCTCTGCGGTGAATGTGGACATCGGCAACAGCGGGGCATTCAAACGCCGTGACGGCTACACCGTGGTGGATTCCACCGACAGCTTTACCGGCATTCATGCTTTCAATGGCGTCGTGTACGTCGGCATG